TTGTTCTGTCACCAATCCATACATTCTACGGATTTCATCGATTTCTGATTCACTGATAATCAATTTTTTTCTCATAACATATAAATACCTTTATTAAACAAAAATCCCCCATTTGTGGTGGGGGATTTCGAAATACTATTGATAGTATTAAATATTCTCAAACGAAGCTCCTGTTGGAGTGATGAAGAATTCAATGTCGATGAATTCTAACGCCTTCGTAGGTTTTAAGTAAATCTTACCTGTAAGTGTATTCCTATCCAAATCTTCAGGTGAAGAAGAAACTGTTACACGGAAATCGTATAAACCTCTGTCTCTTCTGATTGAATCTAAGATTGGGTTAACACTGTCTAAGAATTGTTGTCTAACGATTTGGTCGTTTTGTTCAAACAATAATCTTACAGCCACTGCTGAAATCAACTTACGAGCTTGTAGTAACAATCTTCTAACGTTCAATCTGTTAAGAGCGGTATCAGCAACTTGTAAAGTTTTGTTACCCCAAATTACAGTTCCTACATCAGAGAAAGTTGCGATTGGGTTGATTCTACCTTGATATAAAGTATCTCTATCTTCTTGAGTTAGTTTAACTCTCGCTTTAACTGAATTAACAAGACCTCTTGTGTAACCCGCTGATGCGAACCAAGGGAATGCAATGTTATCAGTCAATGCTAAGTTTCTACAAACTTCACCAGTTGCTGGTAAGTAGATTTGAGTATTGTTAACCGTATCTCTTGTTAATATCCAAGGATAGTAAGTAGCTGTGTAGTTTGAATCAATTCCTGTGTTATCAAGAGCGTCAACAGCTTCTTGTGGATAAACAATCAATTGAGGGTCTGTAGCATCTGGTGAGAACATATCGTAGTCAGGAGTCGTTGTGATATACACAGAATCCGCTCTTTGGAATTGAATCATATCGATAGCAGCTTCAACTAAGTTTGAGTTATCTACATAGTTGATTGATGCGGTTGCAAACACGTTAATGTTTGTAGATTCAGGGTTAGCATATGTTAAGATACCAAGTAAGTAAGCGTAGTAGTCAGTGTTAGCAAAATCACTTCTGTTATTCTGAACAACGATTCTCTTGAATAAACCATCACCTGTTGCTGTTGGGTATCTTTGGTCAGGCGCGAAACCTGCTAAGAAACCTGAAGCACCTAATTGGAATCTATCTTCATTAGTTCTAAATTCTCTATAGATATCCCATCCGTCAAATCCACCAGCAAAACAACAAGTGTATTTTCTAGCATAGATGAAATAGTAAGGATTTTCTTGAGATTCTGGGTCATTTCTAAATTCAGCGACTCCACACTCATAAGCCGTTTGACCACTTGTATCATAAACGTTTCCTATAGTTACAACAGTTGCACCTGAGTCCATGTGAAAACCTTTAGAAAGATAGTTCCAAGGAATAGAATCAGTTGCTTGTGCCCAATTGGTTGTTGGATTTTGTTGACCTTTATATTGTAAGAAAGAATCATCGATACCAAACTGAGTTGAGAAACCTAAATATGTTCTCCTAACAACATCACCAGGAGACTCTACTGTGTTTGAACCACCAGAGTTAGTTCCGAATGGAGGGTTATAAATAACTTCACCTGGAAAGTAATATTTTGTTTTGTATACAATCATAGGAGAAGGATTCGACATTGAATCATATTCTCTCTGTGTATATCCATTGAAACCACAAGGTAAAGCATCTATAGGAGCTCCGTCTGCCATTTCAACCATAATGTATTTCGACACTAAAGCATACTCGCCATTTGAAGTCCCGATTCTAACACCAATAAAGTTGTTAGTTGCTGGGTCTAATGTGCAATTTGTGTATTTTTCAATAACTACAGGATTTTGGTCTGTATCAAAGAAATCTCTAACTAAAACATCAAATGTCATATTGTTAAAAGAAATGTTTGCAATTGAAACTTTCACTTCTGTATTAGCAGCGTCTCCGTCAGAGATTGAAATTAATCTAAATAAATTATAAACTCTGTTACCTCTTAATTCCGAAACAAAGTAAGGAGTTTTTGGTGACTGATATTGTTGTAATTTCCAAGCGATAGTTGTTGTAGAAGTTGTGTCTCTAGCCTCAGGTAAAGCAACCAACTCACAATTTAAACCTCTGATATAACTTTGGTTAAATGCGTAATTCAACGAACCAGGATAAATCTCTTCAACAAACAAAGGAACTTCATTTCTTGATTTACCAAAGTTATCCACACCCAATACTTTTGTTATATACTTAGATGAAGACGCTAATAAAGAAGTCTCGAAAGAGAAAACATCAGAATCTTTAGTAACACCAGAAAGTAAGAAAGTTCCGAAAGGATTCTTAGTAACACCTGAATATTGTTCGTCACAAACTAATTGAACATCAGTTAATCCTGTAACTTCATAAACAGGTCCGTGATTAGGACTTGCCGCACTATTAGTGTAAAGAGAAATACCTCTTGAACGTAATGTTGCAACAACCATATTATTATATTCTTCGAACGCTGTTCCTGAGAACGTGTAAGAGTTACCTGATACTGTTCCACTAAAAACAGTTCCACCTAATGAAACCAAATTTGTTACAACATAATCAAATGAATATCCTGAATAGTTATTACCACTTGGAATATCGAAAGTTGCATAAAACCATGGGTCGTTATCTGCTGCTGACAAATCATTATATAATAAATTTGTCGAATCAGAACCGAACGCATTTATAATTGTATTACGTGTTAACGTTAAGTTATTATAATCATCTTCAGGAATTGAACCATAAATTACTGCAGTTGTAGCTGAAGTTGATGGTGTATCAATTATGTTACCTAAATATGTGTTGAAACCTTCAGCATATGTTGATGTTGAACCATTTGATAATCTAAATTGAACATCTAAATTTTGTGAAACTGGTGTTGGTAGAGAACCACTAACAAAAGTTATGGTATTTGCTGATGATGAACCTGTGAAACCCGCAGTCCAAGGTGCTGTTGCAACCGCTGAATTAAGACCAATTGTCGTTGGGTCAGGATTTGCTGTTACTCTTATACTCCATGATGGACCAGCATCATATCCAGATAAACCAAGAATTCTTGTGAAGAACATTTGGTTTGACTGTTGAAGATAAGATTTGGCAATATACGCCGCTTCATATTTAGGGATTTGTGTATTCACAAACTTTTCGGGAATTGTTCCACCGAAATAAGCTTGGAATTCATCATAGTTCGTGATAAAGATAGGTTCAAATGCAGGACCTTTGATGGATTCTCCAACAAGACCTAATGTCGTTACACCGACACTTTGAGCCACGAAAGATAAGTCTGTTTCTGAGGTATAAACACCGGGAGAAACGTATACTTTTTGATTTGCTTGTGCTGTTGCCATTATTAAATTGTTCTAATGCAGATTTATTTTAATGATAAATATTAGTATTTGAATGAAAAAACTTGACTTTCTGATATCTATTTATAAACGGTGAGAATAAATTCTACCTTTTTTCTACCATGAAAACAAAGAAAGAAATCAAAAACATAAAAATATCCCCTGAATCACATGATATCCTTAAAAAATACTGTGATAAGAGAGGAATTAAAATTTATAAATTTTTAGAGAATTTAATTATTGAGAAGTGTAAAGAGAAAAAAGATATATACGGAGAGAATTAAACTAACTTGTTTTCAAACAAAATATTACCATTCAAAGTATCATCATTTTTAACAACTTCGATTCTAAGAACATCGTCCAAAGTAACTTGTATAAAGTTCAAATCTGTTCCATAATAATCCCCATTAATAAACACATCAAACGTATTGATGTTATTCGAAGAAATGAATGTCATGTCAACAGTAAAATCAACAATACCACTTAAAATAGTATTACCTGAAACAAATAAAAAATTCTGACCAAACTCATCTGGGTTTTCAGGATATATTTTTCTTTTTTTCTTTTTGTTGTCAGACTGAACTTCGAATACTTGGGACACTCTAGCAATCGCAGGTTTAACCTCAAACTCTTCTTCGTCAATCAAATAACCTAACATAGTAAAATCATAACTCTGAACATAATATTTTCTGGCGTCTAAGTTCATTTGGGATTCATCAGAAACATTATTTAATATAATTGGAACATATTGACCTTTGATGAAGGTATAGGCTTGTCTTGAAGAAAATTTCTGCATAACAATCTTGTTGAGTTGATTCAACTCTCTCATCCTATTACAGATAAACTTCAAACTATAATTAATATCAACAGGAACAGGTTGAGGTATTGTATATATGTCCATACCTTGTTCGTTTCCGTTCCAAGTTGGAACCGATGCATAATAAAATTGTTTTCTATTTGGTATAGTGTATTGTAATGCGGGATTTGTTCCAAACTTAACCTCAGGACTTCTAACAACGGTAATGAATGGAGGTGATGGATTATAATCCAAATCAACGAACAAAGCTGTCTCAACATATTGAGCCCAGTTTTGAGTTGTAATTATTGTGTCAACCATTGGAACAACTTTTCCTGCGGTTACAACTTCCAACTCACCTTTAACAAAATCAAGCATCCCTCTATCCAAATCGGCATGTAATACTGACTTAGGTAAAAAGGTTCCGTCTTTATTGATAAACTCCAATAACTGTTCTCTCCTAGCAGACAATGTCTTCTTAGGGACTAACGGTAATGTAGGTTTGACTTGTTTTGGTAATGGCATATTAAAAATATTTATTCGATTACAAATATTTTATTTTTTGAGTTTATCATAACAACTTCATTTGCGTTGTATACTGGCTCTTTTGTTTTTCTGAAAACAAAACTATCATATAAATACGGATTATATGTTATTATCTCACCCACAGGTTCTTCAGGCATTTCCTCACAAGGATATTCACAAAAATCTTCTAAGATACCAATAACGAATGCATGAACATTCTTTGATTTTTCTTTCCTTACCTTTTCTTTACCCCCAACCCTAACTCTGAACTCAACATCTTTCAATTTCAAATAATCGGCGTGAAAAACAACAATACCATTTTTCTGAACCGAAAAGGTGTGTTTATGTAAGTTATAATAAACCATAACCCTTTCACCGATTAAACTATTCGATAAAGATTTTTTTTGAGCCTCGGTTATTAGAATTATCATATACCTCTAAATTCGTTTTCACTAACGAATGTTGCTGTTATCGTTCTGTAGAACGGCTTATACCCACCATACGTATGTTTATTATCAGACCGAACAAATCCATCATCACTAACAACATAATATCTCACCCTATCTTCAGTTTCATAATATCCGAAATAATCACCTTGGAATATTTCAACACCTAAATCTTCAAGAGTCTTTTGATAGATTGAAAACTTCATATTACCAGGTTCTTGTAATTCAAGTTTAGAATTACCATAGTTTTTATTAGTTGGTGCCATTACTTGAACATATCCCTTAAGTTCAATAGGAGCCAAGAACTGAATACCATCTTCTAAGACCTCACCATAAACATCATCAGTTTTTGTTTTATATCTATCAATACGATATAATATAACGGTAAAGTTCATATCACCAATCAACCACTCTTCACCCATACCAATATCTAAAGCATAGTCTTCACGACCAAAGAATTTACCTAATCTTGTTATTGGGACTAAATTTTCCATATTGATAAATACTCATTATATGACTATATTTAAACCTAATATGAAAATTACACCACCAAGCAAAATATATTTGAAAAATAGTCCCTTACATAATTTAGGGGTTTTTTCATCTCAACCCATCAAGGAATATGACATCATAGACGTATGTCCTTTCATTTCGTTTCCTCAAAGACCTGAGGAACCAATACCTGTTTTTTCGAACTATGCGTTTTGTTATCCTCGTTCTGAAAATTGGAGAGAACATGCATTAGTTTTAGGTTATGGGTCTTACTATAATCATTCTAAAACACCAAACGTTGATTGGTATACAGATGAAGAAAATCGAACGTTTATATTCTTTGCGATGAGAGATATAAATCGAGAAGAAGAATTATTAATAAATTACGATAACGGAATTGTTTTCGAATGATTATAAATCCACCATATAAAATTTATGTAAACAAAAGCCCAATACATGGGTTAGGAGTTTTTGCCAAAGAGAAAATACGAAAGGACGAGGTTTTTGAAATTTGTCCGATTATTGATATGGGTATGAATTTTGGTGAGTCAAGTCACATCTTAATTGATTATAGATTCAACTGGCCTCAAGGTGTTCAAGAATGGACAAAACAAGTTGTTGCTACAGGATTTGCAATGTTATATAACCATAGTAATAATGCAAACGCAAATTGGAGGTCAAACTTTGAAACAAACTCTTTTGAGTTTTATGCAACAAAAGACATTAACCCTGATGATGAAATATTCGTTTGGTATGGTGATATGAGTTATTGGAATGATGGAAGAACGAACACTAATATTATTTAACAAAAATGGAAATTAGTTTAGAATCTAAAGCATTAACATTATTAGAATCCTACGAAGGAGGCAATAACTACTTACTTGAACTGAAAAGAAAATCTCAAGTAAACCGAAAGTTTTATCCTACAAGGAGTCAATCAGAATATATTATCAATAACCATGACAAACAACCGAAGGTTGCAAAGAAATGGATAATACTTGACGCATACTTCGCACAAAAATTAGCTGACGATAAACTATACACAGAAATTCCACAAAAGGTTTGGGTTGAAAAACTATTAGCAGAAAAAGATAAAGCGTATCACATTTGGGGAAGGGTATTCGAAACAGAAGAACTTCATGATTTTTGGTTACCAAAGGCGTCAATAATTAAAGACAATACAGTTAAAGATGTTGTTATTGATTACGAAAAATATTCTCATCGACCTCCTCTATCTCACCAAAAAGAAGCAATACAAAAGTTGGTTGAGAACAAAAGATACATCTTGGCAGATGATATGGGTCTTGGAAAAACAACTTCAACAATCATCGGAGCTCTCGAAACAGGTTCAAAAAAGATTTTAATCATTTGTCCAGCAACACTCAAAATAAATTGGAAAAGAGAGATTGAAAATTATTCAGACAGAAGTGTTTATATCGCAGAAGGGAAAAACTTTTCAACAGAACACGACTTTGT